CTGAAACTTGAATAGTGCTTCTTTGAGAATATCAATTGATGGAGAACCTTGATTTGATGAGTTTAAAAATCCACTCGCAAGTATTCTTCCACCAGCATAAGAAGTTCCTGTGAGGTTATATTCAACACCACTATCAGCACCAGCACTCACCCAACTTCCACCAGTAGTAGTTCCAGATGCTTTTACCTGCCAATTATAATTAATTCCATTACCAATTCCCATAAGAGAAAGTGCAGTCATAATGATAATTGCATCCAAAGCAGTAGTTTTCAATCTCAAACTAACTATAGGATAAAAAGTCCCAGCAGTTGTAAGAGTTTTTGGTGCTGTGATTGGTGTTCCTATTGCCTGTTGTAATCCACGAAGTTCATAACCACCTTCGGAAATGACAGTAGAGCAAACTTGTTTCAGTGTGCTTGAACTAGTTGTAATTCCAGTATTTGCAATCTCATATCTCAAAGGCAATGATGCTGTTGTGATATAAGTTGTATTGATAAGATTTGCGTGATGGAATGAGTGGCAATGAATAAACTTACCATCAACTACAAATCCTATTCTTACAGTTCCAAGTCCTAACCATTCAATATCCATCCACATAATTTGTGCTTTGGAAATATCTAATGTGACACCAGATGGATTAAGATGCCCAGGACCAAGCATTGTATCAACATTCCAATTTGCTTGTGCTACTCTTGTTTCTGTTGTAATTCCTGTAACATAAGTTCTTTCCACAAAATATAAATTACTTCCATCAAGTTCCAGATACATCCCATTATCTGCACCAAAGTATCCTACTCTTTGGCGAAGATTTGCTTTTGCTGGGTTCATTACAAATGTATTCAATACCTGTAATGATTTTCCTGGTTGATATGAAAATACTTTTGTCGTTTCTCTGATGATTGATGCGGTGCTTCCAACACCAACAGTTAAATTTACTAAACCTTGTGCCGTTACAAATCCAACTGTTGAACCAGTACCAACAACTAAACCACTCCAAAGATTGTTATCTCTATATCTGTGAGAACTATCAAAAAGTGTGAGTGGGGATGATGTTCTTAATCTTCCAAATGCATCAGTTGCTATTGGTGGAAATGTAACAGATGCTGATGATGTTGTAGAAATTGATACTGTTCCAGTGACTGGAAATGGGTTTGAAGTGCTGACTGGTGAATTATTGAGGTTGAGTGATACTTGCCCAGTTGTTCCAATTCCTACTGTTCCCTGAACTGTGACTGTTGAACCAATACCTGATACTGCAACTGTTGTTACTGGATTGATTACATAGAAGGAAGTATTGGATATTGATACTGTATTTGCAATAGAAACAGTTCCTCCAACAGTTACAGAAGTGACTGGATTTAAGACATAAAAACCAGTATTTGCAATTGATACTGAACCACCAATTCCAGTTACATAGAATGAAGTATTGGAAATTGAAACCGATGAACCAAAACCAGAAATATAAAAACTTGTATTAGATATTGCTACGGTATTCAGTAATGAAGAAATGCCAACTGGGAGATATGTAAGATTTAGATTTACTGTCCCAACACCAACTGGAAGATATGGAACAGTTAAAATGCTACTTATCCCAACTTCTGTGATGTGATTATGAACCGGATTTTCTGGAGTGCTTGCAACATTTACCGTTGCTCCAATACTTACATCACCATTAATTGTAATATTTGAACTTCCAAGAGATACTGGAAATGGATTTTCAAAAGAAACTGGACTACCATCTTTTGTGGCAATCATATTAACTTCAAAGAGACTTCTCTCTTGATTCAAATAATCTTGTGTAGTTATATTCCACTGAGCCATTTATCAATCAATCCATTCTAACTTTGATGGGTGGTATCTTTTTGCGTTTTTGATGTTTAAATTCTTTTCAACTACAGGATAAATTTGATGAACAACTGCTCCTGGATACTCAGTCTGAAGTTGCTCACCAAGTTCTCTAGTTGAAGGAATTCCATTTTTAGTTACTAATTCCATTCTATATAAACTCCCATTCCACATAATATCAGCAACATATTCTTCACCAACTTGTTGTGGTTGCTCTTGCTGAGAGTTTATATAGAGATTCCCTGTGAAATCTCCAGCAATATTAACCGATTCTGAGATAAATTGCCTGAAAGATTTCATATCATTCCTCTGTTTGCTCTTCTTCTTGTGGGAACATACTAACTGCTACTGTAGGTCTAAACTCATCAACCTTTTCTGCAGCCTTTGTAAATAGTAAATCTTTAATCTTATCGCTAATCTGAGATGGAGGTGTATCAGATACAATCATGTCCATTAAATCATCCATTGCTATAATCCAAAATTACTAATCGTTTTTATTTATATCTCACCACCCTTGGGTAGTTCCACTGATTTTGCATCAACTTGAGTTGCTCTATCATCAGATCTTAGATCTGGTTCCATTACTGGTTGCCCAAGATTCATTTGTGATGTTTGATCTAAAGGCATTCCAGTTGCTGGGTCAATTGCTTGACTTGGGTCTGGAATAACTCCATCTTCAATTTCTTTTTTGATAAGAGCATCTTGTTCAAGAATTTCGGTATCAGTTTGACGAAGAATCTTGCGTCTTACATAGTCTTGAGAAAAATACTTACCAACATAAGGTTCTGCAACTTGAACCATACCCAGTCTTTCATTTAACAGTTCAGCATCCTTAAGTTCTGCAAAATGGTTGTCGTATAGGAAATCATATTGAATATGCTCATTCATAATTTCCCAATCTGCTGGGGTTATAATGTTCTTAAGAATAAGTTGAGTTCTAAGCATATCACTAAACATATAAGAAAATCTCTTTCTTAATCTTGCTACGAATTTGCTGAACTTAACTTCATCTCTAAGAATTTCTGATGATCTTCCTAGATTAAATCCCCCATCTCCACCAATTCTTGATGTTGGAACATTTAGAGATCTATAAAGTTTTTCTTGGAAATAGTTAATGTCAGTAATTTCTCCAAGATTTTGTCCACCAGGAAGAGTTGAGATTTCAGTTCCTCTTCCACCTTCGCGACGAGGTAACCAGAAGTCCTCAAGCATCGCCATGAACTTCTTATCATCACGAATTTCGCCAGTGTTTGCATCATAAACTAGTTTATTGCGATAACGCATCATAACATCACGAAGATATTGTTCAGCCTTTACCTTGGGCAAGTTACCAACATCAATGTAGAAAATTCTACGCTCCGGAGCACGAGATAGTCTATAAATTACAAGACTATCTTCAATCATCCGAAGTTGATTGAGAGACTTGATTGCCTTGTGTAGATAAGAAAGTGTTGATCCCTTATTTCTATCTACAAGTCCAGATGTACAATAGGTGATAGAATCCTTAGTCATCTTAACACCAGCATTCGATCCTCCAAGATTTCCAGGTGCTGGAGTTCCTGTCGGATACGTCATTTTTGGTTGATAAATGAAGTATTCTTCAATCTCGGGAAACTCATAATCCATTGGATTATCGATGTTCCTGCTAGTTACTCTATACTTATCTGCTTCATTCTTTTTTGCTTGTCTCACATAGCGCATTTTCATTGCGTCAATATATCTCAGTTCCTGTATTCCTGCCTCAGGATTCTTGAGATCGATGACCTTGTGGTAATAAAGTCTTCCGTCAATATACCAGTTTCTGTAAATTTCGTGAGATTTCTTATCAAAATCCAGAAGTTCTAAAATGTGCTTGAACTCCTGTCGTATTTTCTTTTTAATGCCGTCGCTAGCATTTAAATTATCCAGATCAATTTGAACTGGACTATCGTTAGTATCGCTTACAATTGCTTCATTTACAATATCTTCAATGGCACTATCACACTCTGGGTGTAGTGCCATCTCCCGATATCTTTTAATTAAATCAAATTCTGTTCTATAAACTCCTTCGATATCGACATACGAACCGAAAAATCCACTGCTTAAATAATGGTCAACCCCGTCCTCATTATTTGGAGGAACGGGGGAAATTGTAGTATCTGATAATGGTTCGTTATCTTCAATCGAAAAACCAAATAGTTTCGCCATGATTTAACTAAAAATGTATAC